ATAGTGATAGTATTGAGTTTTTGCTTCAACAAATAAATCTATAACCATTTCTTCTGTTAAATAACTAAAGACCTCATTAATACTTCTTTCCTCTTCTAAACTTAATAAAATAACAAATAATTTACTTGTACATTTATTAACCCATAAAGGTCGCTTATCTAAAATATCTAATAATGATTTTTGAGCTTCTGTTCTGCTTGTAGCATCTTTCATTGTGTAATTTGATTTCATTTCTGTAAATAGTTTATGGGGGCTGTTACGCCCCCTGATTAATTATAATGTTTTACTTTCTTTTAATATTTTATTTGCTTTGAACATATCTTTAGCAAATATTATTATTTCTCCTTCATTAGTTCTTAGTGTCTTGTTATTGTCACTAGATTCTTTCAACCAATCCATAAGAAGTTCTAAGTCAGATATTCTGTGGTCACTCATTAATCTTACAACGTGAGCTGTAGACCTTAGTTTAAATCTAAAATTCTTTCCTAAATCTTGACGGTGTAAAGTTAAATCTATAAGAGCTACATCTACTCCTCCTGTTAATGTTTCTACGCTTTCTAAAGTTATTCTTGCTTTTGTCATTTCTCTATTTTTTAAATTAATTTCGTTTTAATAATATGATGCAAATATACATACTTTTTAGTTTCTAACAAACTTTTTAACGTTTTTTTTCACAAAAAGTTAGTTTATATCTAGTAAATTTCTATAAAAAATAATTAAAAATTTCTCTAAAAGACACTAAAACAAGAGAAATAATGTATAAAATTGAGCATATTAATGCTGTATTTATAACCAAAATGGCGAGAAAGTTTTTAAATTTCATTATAAAGGCATCAACAAGTTAATAGGTAACGTACCATTATTTAATATAACAGCACAACCTATAGCAGGTTTTTTTCCTGCTCTAGCATAATTAAAGCTATAATTAGAAAAATTAATACCTGTACCTACCTGAGTGCCAAATACTCTAAAATTACGTCCTACATAATGTTCTGTGTAGCATTGTGTATGTAGATGTCCTTGTACAGTATTCATCATATCTGCACGACATTTGGTTCTAGCAGTACCACCTTCTCCATGTACATATTGTACGTTATCCTGTACATATCTTTCTACAAATTCCCAATTAGGAGTTCCTAATACTTCGCTATATGATTTTAGCCAAGCAGAAGGTATACCACCTGTCATAGCTTTACGAGCAGCCATGCGGTCATGGTTTCCAATAATCACCTTAGTTCCAACTTGATTAAATTCTTTGTACCACCTTTGTACTCTTTGTATAGCAAAATTAAGCTCATCTCCTGCTGAAGGTAAATCAGGATTTTGCTCATGATAAGAATATCCTGCGGAATCTAGCACATCTCCAATTAGTATAGTTTGATTGCAATTATAAGTGTGATACTGTTCTAATACCCATGGCAAATATTCGTCTAAATCCCATGGACAATGCAAATCGCCAACGACTAAAACATTTCTAGTCGTGGCTTTTCGCATATTTTTTATTACCTCTATTTCGTGAGGTTTTAATCTAAATCTATTACTTTGATTCTTTTCCAAAATCAGCAGCAGATTGTCCTAATAACATAGCTAGGCAAGAATACCATATTTTTGCTACAGCATCTTCGTCAGCTCCAATAGCTCCAGCTATTAAAGGTATTACGATAGATGATATACCTAACCATACTTTTTTAGATTTTAAAAGTTTCATTAAAATGTACTGTTTCATAATTATATATAATTGGTTAATATTCAAATTTAGTTATTAGTATAGCCAAATTACATCTTCGTCTTTGTTCTTATCAACATCACAATGTATAAAAGTCTTAGCTATACCAATTCTATTAATACCTACTTGCATAAGTGCATTTAGTATTAAGTATCTTTCTCTGCTTCCATAATACCTTATATCTGCTGCTAGCCCTTTTTTATGACTAGAGCCTACGCGTCCACCTACTTTTTCATTATGGGCTGCTGTGCGATAGCCGCTATTGATTTTAAAAGGTATTCCTGCTATACCTCTTGCAGTATCTAATCTTCTTATGAAATCTTTATTCATTCTATATCCTGAGCCTACTTCATCAGGACTATCAAATTCAGTAATTTTGAAATAAGTTAAGTCCAAATCAGATGTAATAGACTTTGTAGATTTTAACTCCTTTAGATTCGCAAGCAAGTTCTTTACGAACTTTAATATCCTTATCAACATTCTTAAAGTATTTAGGGTTTTTTGAGTTGAGCTTTCTTTTCTTAGGCATCTTTGTTATATTTAAAAAACTTGTAAATGGTAAACGCTATTGCAAGTATTAGTGATACGAATGTTAAGACTTCATTACATTCTGTAATACTAAAGCCTATTGCTGTGCTATTTGCTACAGCTACTTGTACTGTGTCCTTTACGTTGTCCATTTGTAGTATTTTTATCTAAATATGATTTCAATTTAGTTACGTTAGTTTTTTTTGGTTTGTAGTATTTTCTCATTAGTAGTCAGAAGAACTTAAAAAATCTCTTAAAGTTAACCTATTACCTTTCTGTATAGGTCTTTCTAAATTCATACCATTATAGAAAGCATTAGGGTCTGGATTGACATCTGCACCACTATTTGTATTGTACTCAGGAAAGCTGCTTATATTGTTTCTTACATATTCTATCATACGTTCAGTATAGTATTCAGCAGTATTTCTAACCTCTTCTCTAAGGTGTTGTGATTCTTCTGTACTAAGAGCGTTACCTGTTTCTGAGGTTTTACTATAGATATTACCATTCTCTATTTTAAATCTTAAAAAAGGTATAGCGTGATAAAATGCAAAGTGTGGCAGCATATCTCCTATATAGTCATCTACTAATGACTTGTAGGCTTCATTACCTGCATTGCCTAAAGTACCTGCTATAATAAGGTCTTTCAGTTTCTGTGTCAGCTTTGTTCCTAATTTAGTCTCAACATATAGTTTCTGTGCTTGCCTTACATAAGGAAGCAGTAAATCTATATCTACATTAAGATTGATTGCTGTGCTGTCTTTTAGCTTTTGTTCTGATATAAATAATACGTATGCCATAATTATCTTGGTTCTAAAAATCCTTGGTTAATCATTCTTTTTGGTGGTCTCGCTACTAGATTGTCATTCTTTTCTACTGTGAACCCTTCTGAGAGTGCTTTAGTATAACTGATAATTTGATTGTCGTTGATTTTACTTTTTGCACCTCTTAGAGATGTTTTGTATATCCTTCTTAGCCAAAAATGATGGCAGTTACCACCCCCTTTATAAAGTTCTAACTTATTGGTTTTCAATGAGTTACAGTCTTGTTCGTATTGGTCTGCTAACCATATTGAGTATGTGTTTGCTCCACGTGGACCCCAACCTGGATTTACTGCTATATCATTTAATCTAATGATATCTTCTTTCCTCCAAACTTTTTTTGCAGCCATCATAAGTTTACAAAATTCTCTTGTTTCTCCTTCCTGTCTTAGAAAATCATCTTTAGTATATACATATCTAACTTTGTAAAAATCATTGCCTGACCTGTTTAAGCCATCTTGTTCGCTTCTTGCGTTTGGTCTTGCTGTTCCTGTACTTACTGCAAAATCATATTTTTCGTTAACAGCTTTATTTAATTCAGTTTCGTAGTTAAAATCCTGATGCTCACCATCTACTACTTCTTCATCTACTAATTCCCAATCTTCAGGTATATCTTCTCCAAATTCTTTTATAAATTTAGAAAGTTCTGTAAGTTCTGTTTCACTACTTAGTTTGCAATTACAATCAGCATTTATCTTTTTTATTTGGTCATGGTTTTCACAAGGCATATAATACTCCTTACCATCTTGCGTATGTATATGACTTCCTGAACAGCCTAGTTTTTTAGCTTCAGCTTCAGCTTCTTCTTTTGTTTCAAATAAAGGTAATTCAATACCATCTGTAATCATGCTACCTACTTTAGCTAAATTTGCCTTTACTTCTACTTCAGTATCTAATGGTTCTAATCCTATTTCCTCTCTAATTTCGTCTTGCGTCATTACACCTTTTAAATCTTCGCTTGTAAATTGTACTGTGATAGGTTTTAACTGTACAAAGTTAACAGGCATATCCATATTGTTTACTTGAAATATTTTTCTAAGAGTTTTTACTATATGGTCTTGGAATGGTTTTACAACTGTATTTAGGTAAAAGTTTGCTGCCGCATTTAGTTCGTCTACATTAGAACCTAGCCCTGTGTCGTTTTTAATACCCATAAGCATAGGACTAGTAACTCTATGTGCTGTAAGTATATTTTGTACTAAAAGTTCTTGTAAGGCTAAAAATTGCTTGTCTGCGTCAGACATACTGATTGGTACTATTTCAGGAGTTCTTGTACGGTCTTCGCTGAAACTAAGCACAAATCGTCCACCAGCTTTTTCTCCTGTAAATTTCTGAGATATGCTTCTTTCTATTTGCCTTCTTTCTTCTGCTGAAGGCACCCCATTAGCGAAGGATATAAAATACGAGCCCGCAAAACCATTTGATATGTTAGATAAATGAAACTCTG